CTGAGTGGTCGATAAAACATATGGTTCAACTTAATACCATGACGGTCTTACTCACCGTCGCTGCCGTGGCCTATAGTCCCAATTGGACAGAAGCCGCGAAGAACTGCTTTGCAGTTGCCATACTCATACTAGCGATCGACTTGATTGCGACACTCTTGAGAAGAGGGTATGTGAGCGCGCGCACGCTGAGTGCCTTGCGCATATGGCGCTTTTCAGAGGCTCCGCTTCGAGCCCCTGAGGATTTAAGAGCCTTGTTCCAGGACACGGAATTCATTACTATGAAACCGTTGCCGGAACATACTCACGGTAAGTCGGCTAGTAGCAGATCATCTGCATCACTATTTGCTGACGTTGTTGGAACGAGAACTGGGTTACGTCCCTACTTCTTTCAGAAATCTCGTGCCGACGTGCGTAATAACCGAGCTGGGTCACGTTCACATTTTTGGAACAAAGATCTAACGGTTGAACCGGAGAGTTTTCAACTTGATCATAATGATTTGTTGGTTATGATTGATGTTGATTACTATGTTGATATGAACGCCATTTTGAGTAGCACTTTCGTACCGACCCTACTTTACACTTTCCAGCCACAAAGCGTAAGTGAAAGTAAAGGAGAATATAGTTTCACCTTTAATAAGAAAGGGGAAGTTACGTATCGTGTAGCTGGCGGCGCTAAGTATGAGCATCAAATTTGGGATTATGGTGTGGACAATCTGACTGTCAGCGAGAGCTGGCTCGGCTTCGTATGGAGAAGGGCTGAGTTTCTCGTTGACAGGAGGACGGTCGACAACCATCACCAAATGGTACTGCTCACTCCAGTTCGTCGATGGACTGGGCTCAGCGCTATGTTCAATCACTTAACTGGGACAGCATTGAAACGTCTCAATCCTGTTGTAGGCCAATTTTTGAGATTGGCCTTACAGAAGAAAGACGGATTATATGTGTCAACTGGAAGGTGTAATTCGTATTTGAGTATAACCATTTCTAAGAGGGTCGACGACGGCATAGCAGCCATCGTTCGATGTACTAAGAGTGGTGTACAACCAGCTACGGTTGCAGCGCACGTCGAAGGAGACAGACATGGAGCCGCTTGTTTGATAGAATATCACTCTGAATATGAAGGTGTCGTCGCACAATGCGCCTACCCTAATAATCAGAATTATGTGAGAAGATATCAGTACAATCCATTGGAGTATAACCAGGACGCTAAACCGTCCATGGTTAGTTTTATGAAACCAATAATAGACGGAGCTTTCGCTCCCGATATGACTGGCTTTAATGAAGACCAATGTGTGCGTAAGCGGATTACTGAAGTCGCCTCCGAAGCAAAAATGAATCCATTTCTGCTCCGCGTGGTTAATGAATTTGTTAAGTTGCTGATTCCCGAACCTCACCGACTGGTTCCAGTTGATGATGACATGGTTTGGGATCGACAACACAAACCTTCCCAACGTCAAATTATAGATAGGGCCAGGTTTTCTCTACCCGAACGTCTAGTCAAGATGTTCATGAAAAGGGAGGCTTATCAGGATGTTAAAGACCCCAGACCCATAAGTACCATCAATGGTTCTGACAAGGTTGCATATTCAAAGTACTTGTACGCTTTCGATGCAGTACTGAAACAGCAACCGTGGTATGCATTCGGGAAGAAACCTATAGAGGTTTCTTCACGTGTAGCTAGTATCCTCAT